CAGAAGAACAGGCATTTATTGAATGGAAGGCAGAACAATACAAACATCAAAGCACAGAAGAAGAATTGGAGTTTGTAGAACATCTGCACTATTTTCCAAAATATTTCAAAAAGACATTCCTAGACGGATATCACGAATGTGAAAAGGAACACGAATGGCACGACTTACAAAAAGACCCGACTGATTTACCGAAAGAAGAAAGGGAATATATTGTAATGAACGCAAACGAAGGTGGAGATACTTCTTATTGGATTTGCTACTATTGGAAAGAAGAAAAGAAGTTTACAGGCTATGGCTTGGGTGAAGCAAATGTTATCAAGTGGAAGGAGATTGAATAGAATGAAAGTAAAGTTTCGTTTGAAAGACAAAATAGCGTGGTTGTTTTCACCCTGTCGCAGATGTAAAGACGGGATTGATTATTCTTGTATTTATTGTCCCCATAGGGAAGAAGGGAAAAAATGGCAAAGAAAGAACTTAAACAACAGTTGAAATCTTATGAAGGGTATATAAACGACATTCCACTTGTTATAGACCCTTGCAAGATGTGTAAAAACGAAGAACGCAAGGACGAAGAACAGGTTGAAAAGTGTCGTGTTTGTTGTTGGTATTATACAAGCAGTTTTGAACTTAACATTGAAGCAGAAAATCTTTGTTCAAGCTGTAAACATTACGACAAAATTACTTCTGGAAAAGAACCTTGTCATTCCTGCGACAACGGAAACAGGTGGGAAGAATGAACGAAACACAGAAAGCAAAAAAGAAATTTCGTCAGACAAAGGAATGGAAGAATTTTCGAAAGCTGATGTTTTCACAGTCTGGGAAGGTGGATCGTATAACGCAAAAGCCCCTTCGCAAAAATTGGCAACTCCACCATCTTCTTCTTGACGAAACAAGGTATGCAGAATTAGACGAAAAAAACTTTGTATGCCTTAATAATTTAACGCACAAGTTTGTTCATTGGTGCTATGTATATTATCAGAAAGACCCTGCCATTATAGACAGGATTCGGGCAGAATTAAAAAAGATGTCGGAAATAAATAAAAGTGTTGACAAGATAAAAGAATAGTGTTAAGATATAACTATCAAAAGCAATAGGGGGCTTTATATGAATATGTTAAACAGTTTAATTTTGGAAGGTTGGGTTGCAGACGAACCTTCAATCGTTCTTGTTGGAAACAGACAGGTTTTGCGTTTTACTGTAAAAACAGAAAGACTTGCCGTAACAGAAGAAGGGGAAAGGGTAAAAGAAGAAAGCCATTTTCCTTGTGAAGCATACGGGGTTTTCACAGAAGAAAAGTTCAAAAAATGGTTTACAGACGGACAGGGAATCCGTCTTGTAGGAAGGTTGAAACAAACCGTAGATTCAAATGTTTGTATCGTCTGCGAACATATTGAATGGAAACTGGGTAAGAAAAAATAAAACAAGGGCGGGAAACCGCCTTTTTTAATTGGTGGCAGACAATGACAAGAATATATATAAGCGGTAAAATAACAGGCAGGGAAAAGGCAGATTATACCAGACAGTTTGAACGGGCAGAAACCTTCTACAAGACAAGCGGATTTGATGTAATAAACCCCGTAAAAATCGGGGAAGAAGTTTTGAAGATAAACCCGAAAGCCGAATGGCAGGATTTTATGATTCGGGATTTGGAAGCCTTGAAAACCTGTACCCATATTGCGTTGCTTGAAGGTTGGGAAGAAAGCAAGGGTGCAAAAATGGAAAAGGCAGAAGCCGAAAAAATGGGGCTTGAAATTATGTATTTGAAGTTTTATGGGGGCAGGAAATGACAGAAAAACAAATCAATCAGCGTAAAGAAGCTCTTGAAAGAAGTGGCGGAGTTTGTTTTATTTGTGGCAAACCGCTTCAACAGTCTTTTGCTCAATATAGTCATAGAATCCCGAATAAAGAAATGTATCGAAAAAAATATGGATCGTGGGTTATCGACCATACGAAAAATGGGGAATATGCCTGCTCTTTGGAACATAACTATAAAATTGATTGCGGTAGTTCTTATGGCAATCACTTGGAAGTTATAGCCGACATTCTGATTTATGAATATAAAAAGATGTACGGGGTTGCGGGGCTTGGAAAACTAGCCGATAAAATTACGGCAGAATATAAAAGGCTTGGGGGCGAATAATGGAAATTACAGGGAAGGTGCATTGTTTTTTTGAACAGTCTGGAACATTCAAAAATGAGTTTATAAAACTAGGGATTCCTGCGGAAGATTACGACATTCAAAACAACTTCGGGCAGACAGACCATATAACAGATTTATTCGGTGAAATTGACAGGGCATACGATAACTTAACAAGACAAGACAAGACAAGACAAGACAAGACAAGACAAGACATTATTCGATTCTATAAATCCTTGTCAAGACCTTATTGTTGCCTTCTTTCCTTGTATTCATTTTTGCGATGCCAAAACTATGATTTTTAAAGGTGTTCATATAGCTCAAAAAAAATGGAGTTTAGAAAAAATTATGAAAACAAATATTGAGAATTCAAAAACAAGAGAATTATTTTTTGAAAGATTAATGCAGTTTGTTTTTATATGTGCTTCATTAAAAATAAGACTAATTATTGAAAATCCTTGGAATACTTCAAGAATGACTTATTTGCAATGTAATTTTATTGAACCTACTATTATAGATACTGACAGAACAAAACGGGGTGATTATTTTGTAAAGCCTACGGCTTATTGGTTTATAAATTGTAAACAAACTTATGGAGCAAGTTATCAACAAGATAAAGAAGTAAAAATTGTTTATAAGCAAAGAGATAAAAACCAGATAACAGGTAGATGTTCAGAAGAGCGTTCTATGATTTCCCCCGATTATGCTAGAAATTGGATTTGTGATTTTATCTTGGGAAAGTATCAAGAAGATATATCTGGACCAACGCTTTTTGATATGGACGAATATTTGAAATAATACCCTTTTTTAGAAAACTATTGCAAACAATAGAAAGCCGTGTTAAAATATGCTCAATGGGGGCAAATAGTGAAACAGATTAAAACATTTAAGATAGCCTGCGAAACAAAAGATTTTCTTGATTGGCATAATATCACAGAGTTCCAAGGCGGGCTTAAAATCCGTGATGAAGCAGACATTGAAAAGGCGAAAACATCAATCTTGAAATATGGGTGGAGTTTTCCTTTTTTCGTTTGGGTAAGCGGTAAAACAAATTATTGTCTTGATGGACACGCCCGCCTGCTTGTATTAAAGCAACTTGAAGAAGAAGGCTATTTAATACCAGAACTTCCCGTTGTTTACATATCCGCAAAAAATCGGGCAGAAGCAAAACAAAAGCTTTTAAGATTAAATAGCAATTTTGGGCATCTCACAAAAGAAAGCGTTCTTGAATTTGCCGAAGATATTGATTTGAACTTTGACGAAATAGCACTTCCCGATAGCGTGATTGATTTTAGCGATAGCGAAGAAGATTTAATGGGGGGGGGCAATTCTCAATTAGACGGCAGGTACACAATGAAAATCGAAACACCTGTCTATGAAATAAAAGGGGAATGTCCGAACTTGTCGGAATGTTATGAAACAACAAAGACAGACGAACTGTTGGCAGAAATCGAAAATGCTGATATTCCCGAAGATGTAAAACAGTTTTTACGGCTTGCTTCATACAGACATACAAGAATAAACTTTACAAAGGTTGCAGAATATTACGCACACGCACCGAAGGAAGTGCAGGAACTTATGGAAAATAATGCACTTGTCATTATAGATTTTAACAAAGCTATTGAAAAAGGTTTTGTTGAAATGTCAAAAGGCATTGACCAATTAAGACAGGAAGCACCCGACTATGAATAAGTTTGCAATCTTTATCCTTTCTCACGGCAGAGCAAATAATCAAAGAACTATAGATACATTAAAAAGACTAGGTTATTCGGGAAAATTATATATCGTTCTTGATAACGAAGACGAGCAGGAAGCGGAATATAAAAGGCTATACGGGGAAAAGAATATCATAATATTTGACAAAGCAGAAGAAATGAAGCATACAGATGTTATGAATAATTTTCAAAATCATAAATTAGTTGTCTATGCTAGAAACAGAGTGAACGACATAGCAAAAGAATTAGGCTTGAAATATTACCTTGTTTTAGACGACGATTATGTTGCCTGTTTATATAGATACGCAGAAGGTGAAACACTCTACGGGAAAAGGACCACTAATTTTGAAGATTTATGTAAAGTTATGATTAAATGGCTTGAAACTTCCCCGAGAATGAAATGTGTTGCTTTTGCTCAAGGTGGTGATTTACTAGGGGGAGCAACTAACGATAATTATATAAGGGGCTGGAAAAGAAAGGTTATGAACACCTTCTTTTGTTCAGTAGACAAACCGCTAGAGTTTATGGGGGAAATAAACGAAGATGCAAATATGTATTGTGTAGCAGGAAACAGGGGCGATTTGTTTTATTCTACCTGTCGTATAACTATTACACAGTTAGAAACACAGAGCAATAGTGGGGGTTTAACTGATATATATTTACAACAAGGCACTTATGTAAAAAGTTTTTATACTGTTATGTGTTGCCCGTCATTCGTAAAAGTACGGGTTTTGAATAGTGTTCACGCTAGAATACATCACGGAATAAATAGTGAATATGGCTTCCCTAAAATAATACGGGAAGAATACAAAAAGAGAAAATAACACGAACATAACACGAAAAAGGGGGAATAAATGAACGAACAGAATTTAAGAACTCCAACAAGTGAAGAAGCCCGTGCTATGCAACGCAAAGGGGCAGAAAAACGAAAAGAAAATAACGCAAAGAAAAAACTTATGTCGCAGATTTACGCAGAGTTCCTTGAAAGAGAATATTCTGTAAAAGTACCAGAAGGCACAAAGAAAATAAGCGGTGCAGAATTGTGCAATGAAGCAATGAAAAAGATTATCGCTAGGGGCGATTCTTCTTCCGTTGCCGTTATGCGTGAAATTAGGGAAACATTGGAAGGGCAGAAAATAAACCTTTCGGGCGAATTGACAACCTTGCAAACAACAGAAGAAAGGCTTGCAGAATATAAAAAGCTTATAGGGGAAAAATGATAGAGCCTTTAATTCCTGTCATATCAGAAAAAAAGTTTTTATCTTTATCAGACAATCAGCAGAAAGAATATTTGCGGTTATATCGTGAACAGGTCGTGCCGTGCCTTGAAGTTTTTAGAAAACACGCTCCATACAAATTGACCGCAGGGGGTCGTGGATCGGGCAAGTCTTGGTCTATAGCAAGTCTTTTAATGCAGGAGTTGACCGCAGAAAAGCACAATCTTGTCTGTTGCCGTGAAATCCAAAAATCGCTAGACGATTCCGTTTATAAACTTTGCGTAGAAACTATAGTTAGATTGCATTTAAGCGGTTGGAATGTTCTGCGTGATGTTCTGGAACACGAAAACGGAAGCCGTGTAATATTTCGGGGCTTGAAAGATTTAAGGGCGGGAAATGCAATAAAATCTTTGGAAGGCTATGACAGGGCGTGGATTGAAGAAGCACAGTCAGTTTCGGCAGAAAGCCTTCAAATGCTTATACCTACAATCCGAATGAACGGGTCGGAAATATGGGCGAGTTATAACCCGAATACAGAAGAAGACGCAATTGAAAGTTTGAAGTTGCGTGAAGGGGCGGTTGTAATAAAATGCAATTGGAATGACAATCCGTGGTTTACGGAAAAACTAGCAAAAGACAGGGAAGCAGATTACAAGTTCAATCCCGAATTGGCACGGCATATCTGGGAAGGTGAATATTTATCTCAGGCAGACAATTCCGTTATGTCAAGGCTTGCCGTTCACGAAGCTATGGAACGGGAAATATCAGACGAAGGCGATTGGGAAATTGCGGTTGATGTTGCCCGCTATGGTTCTGATAGTTCAATAATCAGTATGCGTAAAGGTTTAGTTTTGAAAGCCTTGAAGGAATACAAAAATATATCGCTTGTTGAACTGTGCGGACATATTGAAGTAATGGCGGGAAATAATCACGATATGCGGATAAAGGTTGACGAAACAGGTGTCGGGGGCGGTGTAGTAGACATTCTGCAATCTAGGGGCTATCGTGAAGTAGTGGGAATAAACTTCGGAAGCAAGGCGAATGAAGAAGACAAGTTTGCAGATTTACCTTCGGAAATGTGGTGTACCTTCCCTATCAGCGAAGTTTCACTAATAAACGATTCAAGCCTGTTTCACGAATTAACCGACAGACGCTTTTCTTATGACAGAAAGGCAAGAAGGCAGATAGAAAGCAAGGATTCATACAAGGCAAGGAACGGGGGAAAGTCACCCGACAGGGCGGATTCTGTTTTAATGCTTTTCTATGAACCTAAAATTATAAGACCAATGCTTTATTAAAAAGGTGCAAGGCACCAAGGGGGAAGAAGTATGGCAAGAACAATCAGAAAATCAACGGACAATTTGCAACAGATGTTGGCAGATTTGAAAGTCGGTGACGCACCTATTTTAGACACGGAAAGCGGTTACGATATTTGTCGTGTTCCAAGCGGTTTTATATACCGAAACGAATATATCGGAATGGTATTTGTACCAGACGCAGAAAAGCCGATAGTTAAAAATGCGGTTGTAAAGACAGAGCCGAAAGGCAAAATTGAAAAGTGATTTTTGACAATACTTCCTATTTGGTTTATAGTTATAGCAAACTAAACATATAGGAAGTACCGATATGAAAAACCCTCTTGAAAGCATCAAGAATCTGATAGTTAAACAATGGAGTAAAGCACCCGATAGTGCAAGTCGGGATTTGCTAGAACTGTTCCACGTTTCACCACGTCTTGACCCTGTAAGAATTATTGCGAATAAGTGTGCAAGCACGGAGTTGTATCTTTATAACAAAGCCGACTTCAGAAAAAACAAAAGCAATGCAGAAGTAATTGAAAAGCACGAAATCTATGACTTACTCGAAAACCCTTGCCCTGCCGACAGGGATTTGAACGGGTGGACAATCCGTTATTTTGTTTTCGCCTGTTATACATTAGTCGGTGAAGCTTACCTTTTGAAAGTTCGTGATAAAGGGGGAAGGGTTATCGGCTTGCAACCTGTTGCACCTTCTTGGGTTATTCAGACCCCGACAGTAAATCAAAGATTTTGGGAAATATACCCTTTCGGAACGGCAGGGGGAAATTCTATTGTCGTTCCCGTTGAAGATGTAATTTCTTTCAAAGACATAGACTTAAACGATCCATACGGCAGGGGTCGTGGAACTAGTGAAGCAATCGGGGACGAAATACAATCAGACGAATACGCTTCAAAATACGCAAAAAATCTTTTCTTTAATGACGCAACACCTTCTGCGATTATTTACGCACCACAGGGCGATAAGGAAACCGCAGACCAGATAAAACAGTCTTGGCTACAGAAAATGGCGGGTTTCAGACACGCAAAAGAACCTATGGTTTTGACGGGGGAAGGAAGCCGATTTGAAAAGATTTCACAAACCCCGACAGAACTTGACTTTGTAGAAAGCAGAAGATTTTTAAGGGACAACGCAAACGAACACTTCCACATTCCGCCAGAGATTATGGGTATTTTGCAGAACTCAAACAGAAGCACGATTGATTCTGCCGAATACCTTTTGAATAAAAATGTACTTGCTGATTATTTAAGAATGTTTGAGCGTTCAATCAATAATCAGTTGTTGTGGGAAGATTTCGACAAAGAAAGAAAGTTTATTTTATATCACGAAAACAATATTGCAGAAGATATACAACAGAAATTGCAGATTGCAAATGACGGACTTTCTAGGGGTGTTCTTACTGTAAACGATTGGCGAATTGCAATGGGCTATGAGAAAGACGAAAGGGGCGGTGATGTTTATCTGCGGGGCTTCGGACAGGTTGAAGTGCCTTTTAATTCAGAGCCGATTGAACTTCCCGACACAGAGCCGACAGAACAAATTGAACTTCCCGAAGGTTCCACAGAAAGCCCCGAAACAGAACTTCCCGAAAAAGAGTTTGAAGCACTTTCAAAAGCTTATGAAAAAAAATATAAGGTTTTGAAATCAGACGCAGACAAGGAAAGACGGGGTAAGATTTGGAAGGTTTTTGACGCACGGGCAAGAAGCATTGAAGCTCCATTTTACAAAGCAATGCAGACCGCTTTTACAAAACAGAATGAAGAAGTAAACAAGACAATCCGTAAAGCCTGTGAAGAAAACAAAGATGTAGGAACTGCAATAGAAAACCTTTACAACAAGGAAATGGACAAGAAACTTCTGCACACAATGGCAGGGGCATTTTTCAACGGCTTGACAGTCGGTGCAGAACACGGACTTGAACTGTTGAATAAAAAAGGTGTAAAGGAAATCAGCGAAGAAACAAGGCGGTTGTTTAATATCTGGATTGACACATACGGCTTGAACTTGGCAAAAGACATTGACGATACGACAAAAAAGAAATTACGCAAGGCACTTTCAGAATCTATCGAAGAAGGCGAAGATTTGAAAAAGCGTGTTGCAAAGCTGATTGAAGTTGCAGACGAAATGTTTGCAGAAGATAAAAAGTGGCGGGCAGAACTTATCGCAAGAACGGAAAGTTGTACTACAATGAATGCGGGTGCAATCGAATTGTATAAGAGTGAAGGTGTACAAATGAAGGGTTGGATTTCCGTGCAAGACGATAGAACTCGTGACGCACATCTTTTGATGGACGGGGTTGTTGTGCCAATAACAGATAAGTTTGAAGTTCCTGCAACTTCTCAAAGTGAAGGTGCATTTATGGAATATGCGGGTGACCCTTCTGCACCTGCGGGGCAAGTTGTGAACTGTAGATGCACGAACTTCCCGTTTGTTATGATGTAAATTAAATTATAAGGAGATATAAAACTATGAAAACAATGCTTGATAAAATCGGAATTATCGGAGATGTAAAGACCGCATTCAACCGCTTGGGAATTGATACACTTGCCGTTGTCTGCGTTGGTGGAAGTTCTGGAACTGCCGTAAAGGTAGTTACCTGTGACACAGTCGGCGGTGTTTATGAAGACTTTTTGACATTGAAAGCAGACGCAGAAAATATCAACGAAGGTTTCTGTTTTTCTCTTATCGGTGCAAAGAAGTTTGTAAAAATTACAGGTTGCGACAATGCAATCGGAATTGTGGGCGATTGTGATTATGATGTAAAAAAGGTTACATTCAACACAGTTACTATTGCGGGGGCAGATTTGGAAAATAACAAATCAGCGACAATCAATGTATCAACTTATGAAAGCCCTGTTGAAGTTACTCCAACAAGTGGCAAAGACGGAATGAAAAAGGCAACAATCACACTTTCAAATATTCCTGCCATTGAATCTTCAAAAGCCGTTTCGATTGACGCTTCTACTTACACAGAACCCGTTGAAATCGTGCCGACAGAAGGCAAAGACGGAATGGCAAAGGTTGTTATTACATTGACAGGACTTTAATTCGGGGGTAAAAAATGAAACTTGAAAAAGGCATTTTGAACAAAAAAGATGTTTCTATCGTTGCCGAAGATATGGGCGATAGAAGTGTACTGTTCACAATCTCAAAAGAAGTAGTGGATCGTGACGGGGACATTCTGCGGGCAAGCGGTGTTGATTTTTCCAATTATATGAAGAACCCAGTTTTTCTCGGTTTTCACAATAGCCGTGATTTTCCGCTTGGAAAAGTTACAAAGTTCTGGGTAGAAGGAAACACAGTAAAGGCGATTGTTTATTTCCCGACAGTTGAAGAACTTTCTACTAACCCAGAGCAAGCAAGTGAAAAAGCGAAATTGACAGACTTCTGTTACCATTGTTATAAAACAGGAATGCTCAATGCGGTATCGGTTGGCTTTATTCCGCTTGAATGGGTAGAAACAGAAAACGGCTTTGATATTCTTAAATGGGAATTGTTGGAGTTTTCTGCCGTTGCCGTTCCTGCCAATCAAGATGCAATTGCCGAAGCCGTTAAATCATTCGGGGAAGATTTTACACACAAGTTTATCACCGAAGAAAAAAGCGGTCGCAAGATTTCTGCACAGACCAGAGCCATTCTTGATAAAATCAAGGCTTGCGGTGACGAATTGGAAAAGTGTCAAGAAACATTGAAAGGTTGCGGGGAAGCTTTAAGAAAAGCACTTGCAGAACTTGACGAACCCGAAGCAGAAGAAGAAAACGAAGAAGAAAAGATTTATGTGGAGTTACCCGATAGCATAGAAGTCGAGTTGCCGTCATAATTACTCCATAAAAACCTTTGTGTTTTCCCCTTGCAATGTGCAGGGGGTTTTCCATTTTTGACAAGTTTTCATACTTGGTGTATAGTTTTGAATAAGGAGATTTAATTATGAGCAAAAGAACTTTTGACCTTATTGTAATTATCAGCGGTGCGTTTTCTGCCGTTGCTATCGGCTTGGTATCTTATTTCAAAGTACCAAATATGACCGCAATCAATTCTTCAATTGAGTTGATTGAATCTGCCGTTATCGGTGTTTGTGGAAACTTCATTGACCCTACAAAGACCGCAAAAAAGAAATAAGGTAAAGCCCGTCTTTATAGGCGGGTTTATTCTGGCAACTATCGGGGAAGAAACCCGTAAAAAAATTACGGAAGAAACGTAATTATAAAGGCAATTAAAATCTTAATAGGAGATTAAAATTATGGAAATGAAAGAACTTGAACGC